GGAACTATGACAGATCTGAATTTGCTCCTGCTGAAGCGTTACATGCCGATGACAATGTGCTCGAAGGTATTTACAATAAGCAGTATGCATTAAGTGAGTTTACTGATCCATTATCATTTAAATCTTACAGTGAACTTAATCTTAAGTTGACGCGTGTGTTAGGTGAGGAAGTAAAGATGGCAGCAGTCGAAGATGATGCTCCATTTAATGACGCACCTGCAATGTCTGATCCTGTTGCAACTGCAGCAGATCCAATCGCAAGAGCGGATTCGGACAATGATGACACTATGAGTTATTTTGCTAAACTAGCAGCTGAAGCTTAAGAGTTAATCAGTTATTAAGAAGGGGACGAAAGTCCCCTTTTTTATTACCAAGAGTAAATAAATCCGTCTTCACCCATAATAGCATTGGCGTTATTACCTGAACCTAATGTCTCTTTTTTATCAACATTAATTATAGTATTAACTGTTGTAGTAGAACTATCACTATTTACTGGAATGACAATAGGTGTTTCTTTTTCTGGCACCAAAGACATCTTAGGAACATCATTCGCATCATAGTATTGGTCATTAACACCAACTTTTGACTTAAACATTTCTGGCACCAAAGACATCTTAGGAACATCATTCGCATCATAGTATTGGTCATTAACACCAACTTGTGGCTCATTACGCCTTAATAAATCAACGAAATCCTCTTTTGCGATTTTTTTACCATCATTTAGCGTTACCATCTGTTGTGATTCTCCAGTAAATGCATTTCTATACAAGCTTGCAGTTCCACCAACAGAAGATTCCTCAAATTTTCCTGTATCCGTATTATTGTTTCCAGGAACATATAGATCTGCCCCTGGTATTTTACCATTTACTGTCCATTTCATATAATCTGTAAACGTATCTGGAAGCATAGATATAACAGCATTTTTAATCATTAAACCAAAATCTTTAACTGCATACCACGCAGCTTGAGCATCTTGTTTTACATCAAACATCCATTCAGGCATTTCTAAACTTCCACCAAGAAGAGTTTTATCCTCTTCATTCCATATCCATAACTTAATACTATTTGCTAAATTTAAAAAGCTTTCCTTAGCTGAATCCCATGCACCTGAAATTGAGAAATCACCAGGATTCCAATCGATAAAACCACCTAGTATTGATGTTTTTACTGCTGGGTGATTTCCACTCATTGCTTTTGTTCCAGGAGTATAAATCCAATTTGATATGTTCCTAGCTAATCCTAAGAAATTACCTTTCATTTCATTCCAACCATCTGTAATATTTTTTCCGGCTTCATCCATCCAATCATTTATTTTACCAGCACCTATCCAACCAGTAAATGCACCAATTGCCATACCTATTATACCACCTACTAAAGCACCAACTGGTCCACCAATCATCAATCCTACTGCCGCTCCTTGTGCACCTAATACAAATGATTGTCTAATTGCATTGCCTAAACTACCTTCTTCACTACCACCCAGCCATGACGAAATAGCTCCGTCAAGGCCATCCATTTTAAACCCTCGTATAATATCTGATATAGACATAGTAACTGCTGTTAATGCAGCAGCTAATATAAGGCCAGGTATAGACTTAGTTTTAAATTTTCTCTTCATCGCTTCGTCTTCACCTTTATTCCAACCTTTTTTAATTCTTGTTGCCATAGAATTAGGATGCATTCCTGGAGCAAATGATTCAAGTTTATTTTCAGCTGTATCTCTTGCTGCGTTTCTTGCACCTGTTGCAAAGTCAGCTTTCCACTCTACTAAAAGTTTATAAATGTTACTTAGATGGAGCTCCGATTTTTCATCTGTCTTAAGAAATTTTTCTCCTCTTGACTCGGCCTCTTCTTTCATTTTCTTGTTACCAGCGGCTTCTTTGTTAGAACGTTTTGCTCTTTTACCAGACTCTGTAACAGATTCACCAAGTTTTGTAGCAGTAATACTACCTTTAACTCTTCGTCTAAAGTCTTCAGCAGCATCAATAAAAGTTGGACCCTGATCTTCTGCTTGAGGTTGACCCATTGCGATAGCTTCTTGTCTATCTCTAAACTCGCGCTGCTGTAACTGATCACGAATATTAGCCTGGTTCATCTTTCGAAGTGAAGCAGCAATATCGTTTAATAGTGCAATATTATCTTTAGCCATTTTATTTTTTATTCCTTTCCTTTTGTTCTCTAATATGCTCTTCTACAAGAGAAATATATATTTCCCTTTCCCATGGTAGCATATTGTCAAGTTCCGTTAAACTAAAATTATGTTGTGTCATCAACGCAAAATTAGATTTATAATAAGAAGCAACACTAGCGTGAGAAAGGGCTATCCAAAAAAATCTTGTAATCCTTTTAACTCTCTCTTATTTTTAGTACCACACTCAGCACAATCATACTCAAACTTATAACTTAAATAAGGCGTGTTTGATACCTTATTCATTAAATCAGAAAATTGATCAGAATTTAAGCTTTCAACAAAATCTACAACTTCTTCAGGTTTAGAATCACTTGTGTCAAATATTTCTTCACCACTATAAATTGTACTAATTGATTTTGCCAAAGTCTGAATAATAACTTCAGTATCAGACATATCTTTAGTAGTATCTAATCTATCTTTCATTGCTAACCATTTTAGTTCTACTGAAATATCATCATTAATTTTAATAGTTCTATCTTTGTTAGTATCTAAATTTTCAATTTTTGCTTCATTAATATTAACTTTTAGTTCTTGCCTTGCATCACAATCTTCAGCAGAGCATTTGGGATTTATTTTAATTCCTTCACCTACTGAAACTGCTCTTAAGTTTGCAAACATAAATTCAACATCAAACGATGTCAATTTATTAATATCAATTGCTGTCTCTACACAAGCTTTAATCAAATTTTGTATAGCATTTTCTATTGTTATATTATCATCTGTCTCCATTGCTATCAGCAATATCTTCTCTTCTTTGACCACATATGGTCTATATGTTATACTCTTGCCTGTTGAGGGCACAATCATATCATACTTTGGGGTTGCTATTTTTGGCAACATATCAATTTTACTCCATATTAAAAATTAAAATAATCGTTTAAATGTATCTAACGTATCTCTTCCTATTCCTAGCATGTGTCCTACCACATCTTCGAATCCATCTATTAGTCCAACACTCTTAAAGTTATCGTATTCCCATGTAATACTTACTTCTAATAAGCCTTCGCTTTCATTGTCTAATTCCATTGCTCCAACTTGTATAGGATATGCATTTCGTAATTGAATCGAATACCCAGGAATTACATCGTTGGATGCACTTAATTGTTGTATTGTTACATCAGTAACATAATCATTTTTATAAAATGCTTTATAATGATCGCCTGATGTATCAATAATCATCTCTTGCCACATATCAAAATACTTCTTGATATAATAATCATTTGTCATTATAAATGACATAGTTACTTCATCAGTTGCAGCCGAGTATGGCTTCTTAGACAAGTTATGATTATGTGTAGCTTCAGTTGTTGATATTCTTTTTCCTGGTAACGTGCAGCTTTTACATAATAAAAACATATCTCTTGGATCTTGTATAAAATCTCCAACATTTACTCCATCACCTGAGATCAAATTGCTCAAGAGTGTTGCGGGATTAAAATTCAATAAGCTATTCATACTTCTAGATGGGTGGTTAATATACACACCAAATCTATTTCCTCGTGCTACACCACCTCTACGATTAATCGTAGACTTTAATGTATCGATACTTACCGGTAATGACATTAGTATTGACTCCTTGAATCAGCCCAAACTTTACCCGTACTGGCTTTCTTGAATGATGCTGTTTGTAAAAATATTGCTATGTTCCATTCCGCTGCATTAACCTTCATAATACTTGAGCCCAAATTAGGTGTCAAGTAATGTTTAAAGCATGGCTTAAAATATTTATAGCTCTTTGTTGCCATAAGCAACTTATAAGTAATCTTAAATCTTGTTGTTGCATTAAATTTTTGATTAGACGCAACATCGTTTAATTTATCTAAGAAGATTGCACGGACTTTAGGTGGCAAGTAATGTAAGTTAATTGCATAAAATCCACCCTTTGCAGGACCAACAATAATAGCTAATGGAAATGTATCATAGTATGGTAGTGTTTCTTTATGCTTTGGACTATATGTGTACATTACCATATCACCTGGAGAAGCACCCGCCTGTTTTTTAAGTCTATCATCTTGTAAAACATTAGGCCCTAACTTACCAAGCTTCTTTACATTTGCTGCAAACCAGTCATTAGCTTCTTTACTACGAGCCTTTAATCCTTTACGGAATGCTTCTGATTCTAACTTGTCGAATAAACTAGCCACTAAATGTCTCCATCAATTGAGGTCCAAATACTACCATAACATATGCAATAATTGTCATAGCAGCTATACCGCCTAATAAGAACTTTATTTTAAAATCATCCACCATCATTTTAAATCCTATTATTTCATTCCCTAATATTCTTAGAGATAATTCTAGCTTGCCTTCGCTTTGATCTTCTT